GGACAACCGTGCCTACAGGAACCTTGGCTGTGGTAGAAGTTGAGCTTATAGGCTGGGGATTAATCCAAGCTTCTGTTGAAACGAATGCCACAATATATTCCTAATAAGATGTGGGAAGACCAGTGATCTTACCCATCATTCTTGGATTAGAAACAGTGAGTGCACCGAGCCATAGAACCTTGGCAACCCTAGCATCTTGATTAATCGGTTTTTGAAATCCTTCAAAAGCAAAATTCCGTTTTCTGTGATGACGAAAACCCATATACTTTTCATTAAGCATAAACATTTTCCCTGCAGGGCAGTGATCATCAACAACAACAGGTGTTCCACGATAAAGCAAATTCTGGAAACCAGCATCTGCTAAAGACTTATCACTCGCACCAAATCGTTTTTGTGCAGTCAGAGCTTCCTCGTATGCATCGAATACAATTTGGGTGGTCACAATAAGTGTGGGCGAATCGTTGTCTACACTACAAGCACCGTACATTTTTCTCATCTCACGGCCAATAGAGCTAGCACCAGAAGCTGCTGCTACATCAGAAAAAGTACTGGAACCAGCGGCTTGTTCTTGTGCACTCCACCAACTATAATCTGCTCTAGCAATTCCACCAATAGTCCCAGCAGAATCGATGATTGCATCGAGTCCTAAGAAACCACTAGCCGAAGCACCGGAAGTAGTAGTTGTTGAACCGTTATTATCAGAATACAGTTGAGTGCCGAACATATCTTTTAAAGATTTTTCAGCATTCTTAATTTTGCTTTCAAGCAAATCGATTACTCGTTCAGCACCATCGTTTAATGATTCTTCTTTACCAGAAATAGAAATCGTAGCATAGCCCTGGACCCAGTCATAACTGGCCGAGGTCACTATCTCACTTGGGGTCGTATCGAGGATGTCATATCCAGAATAGAAACCCTTGGAGGTAGATTTTCCATATTCAAGCGGTTGCAATATTTTGTTACCACTTGCTGCTGCTTTTGATTTCCGAAGCATCCGGTGAGTAAGAACATTAGAATCGAAGATGTTGTCGACTAAAACCGGGATATATTTATCACGAGTTAACGCAGATAAATTATCATAACTTAAAGCCATTTATTACCTCATTCATAAAGGTTGTACTCATTTAAAGCCATATCACGAACTTCGTCATAATTCGCAGGGACTTTAGAGGATACTGTGCGGTCTGCACGGTTTGCTCCTTCGGCCTCCGGAATTTTCCGTAGTTCTTTGGCTTTTTCCACATTTTCAATAGCCTTCTTCAAAGCTGAATCATTCGCAGATTGGTGCATAGCCACAGCATAGGCCACGTTTAAGTCCATCAGATTATTATCAATGGCAGCCTTTAAGACCTGGTCCATAGCTTGGGCATTATCCCGTAACTCTGGATGGGTCTGAACTAAGGTTGCCACATCACTTTCGACCTGCTTTTCAGCTTCAAAAGTTTGAATCTTTTGTTCTAATTCGTTTAGCCTTTGTGTCTCTGCCGGTTCCGCTTGATCAGCTTCTTCTGGCTCATCGGATGTTAGATCTTCTATTAACAGAGGATGGTCCGAATCGACATAGTCTTTAATGGTTTCCATCAAATCTTCATCTTCCTTCAACGCCTTCCATTTTTCCGATTCAGCCCGGATAGCTTTACGTTGTTCGGCAAGATCTTGGGATCTCTGAGTGTTTTTACGTTGCCACTCATCCTTATTTTTGGAATCATTAATAAACTCCTTGATTTGGTCCACTGTATAAACTTCACCATTAACCTCGACCTGGTCTGGGCTTAGTTTATTCTCTGTCTCCGAGGGTGTTGATTCCGGCTCATTAGGTTGCTCAGTCTCCTGAGATTCTGTTGGTTCCGCAGTTACTTCCTCACTGTTTGGTTCTGCCGGGGCGGCATCTTGCTGTTGGTCTAGTCCCCTCTGGGTGTTGGGATGATCTGGTTCCCCCCACTCAGGATTGGTGAATAAAGACTCAGCTTCAGCTGTGCTTACTCGCACAGAATCGCCATATACAGTTCCTTCAATAGCATCACTCATAGGTGTTACTCCTTATTTTATTAAGTCTTTTTTGCAACTTATACCTCTCCTCTGCTGCTCATATTTTCAAGCCTGGACATAAGCTCCGGGTTCTCGTTCATCCGTCTGTATATCTCATCTTCGTTATCACCAAGACCTGCTAGGTCTTCTTCAGACAGAGGTTTTTGCATTAATTCTTCTTGTTCCTGGAGGGCTGCTCTTTCATCTCTCATTCTTTGAAGGAGTTTTTCTTTGCCAGGTAAATCCACATTTTCAATGATAAACTCAGGATCCGTAATGAGGCCCATTTGTGCCAATTGCATAATTTTGTTTTCCACATACATCTTATTCTCCGGTAACATACTACCAGCTTTTGCCCGGACATTGAATTTCATATTCTGATATTCCATCCCGATATAAGATCGTTTTTCTTCAATCTGGTGAGGCATAACAACTGAAACATTCTGTGGCCGTAAACTCATATTGGATATCATTGCTATCCACATTTGACCTAATGTTGCTATTGCCTGGTCCAAGGTTCGAGATTTGAAATCTATTTTTGTGGTTGCTGCTTGTTTATATATCTGGGCTTGTACACCACTGGTTACACTACCGGCCTCCTTTCCTTGGGTGGCTTTATTTACGCCACTAACAGTTTCAAACACATCATATAGTAATTCATAGAAGTTGAACACATAGGACGGCATACTTCCTGGTGTTTTCATATCCACAGCACCAGGGCCTTTCTTCCGAATAACGGATCCAGGCTTATTAGAAATTTGATCAGTAACATCGGCTGTTTCATCGACAACCCACATAGGATTTGCGGTTAAGTGGATGTTGTCCATCATTTGTGATGATATCCTATCCATCGCCAAGTTTATTGATTTCAATCTCCTAGGTTCGGGTTTACCCCAGAAGGAGTGTGCCGACCCTGCGTTCTTTAGCACAACATATGGGAATGGGTGTGCAAGACTGTTATCTTTGTTAAAAAATGGGTATCTGGTTGGACCATCATAAAGCAGCACTCCATTTGAAATAACTACCTGCCTTACCTGTCCGGGGTACTTATAATTTTCCTGTGAATATGGTTTCCCATTTTCATCTTCCATTTCCACATATTCCGTGGTACCGTCACGTAAAAAATATTCTAATACCAAAGCACGTTCTTCTAAATCTTCCATAGCCTTTTGTGGGGAATCATAATAATGAGTCTCCTTGGCCTGGGTATCTGTAACCTGAATACGTTCATCAGCCATAGGTGCCGTATTCATTTTCATTGCTTCGTACTTTTCTAAATTGCCCTGGGCTTCCACATATTTGCCGTTCTTGTATAATTCTTTAATTTTCCACATCGGCATTGGAGATGCCTGACAAATCCATTCGGTATTTTCTAGTTTTGTAGCGGAAGGATTAACGTAGATCGCAAAAGGATCAACCACATCTGCATCAGGCATTTCATCCGATTCGTTAAATCTTACTTTTAATATCCCAGTCCCATAAACTAAAAAGTCTAATAACCACTCTGGCACCAGGTTCTGTAAATCCCTTATCATCCATAGTTCATCTATAGTGGCCTGAAGATTTTCCGCAGCGAATAATGTTTCTTGACCATAATCAACCGGCATAACATCTATCTTTGGAGGACGAGATGATAGGATCGGAATCATAGTATCAATAGCTGATGCAATTAATTCTAGAGTAACTTGGTTTTGGAAGTTGGGCATTTTAAATCCCTTCCAGTGATTACCCATATATAGGTCTTCACTATCTCTCCATACCTTTTCTGTCTCTCCTCTAGCTTTACGTGCCATATCAAACATCGCATCGCAGCGTTTTATGGTCTTTGCTTCTTCCTGTGAAGGTACATATTCCATTTTTTTAGGTTCAGCCATATTAGTCTTTTTCTATTTTTTTATTTATGTTACCGGACATTATTAATGATATCTTTACGATATCATCACAAGCTTTGTTTATTTGCTCTTCTATATCCGATAGCGGTACTGGTGAAAAATAAGAATCTTCAATTTCTTCTTCTTGCCATTTTTGGGTGACTTGATTAAGTTTTTCTGTTTTTATTATTGGCATAACTATTAAAAGGTTTTAGCATACTGTATAGCGTACTAATATTATTGAAACTCATCTGGTGCAATTGTTTACTATATCCTGGTTTAAAGTGAACTAGAATTTCCGCAATCATTACTTTTTTATCGTGTTCAGTTCCTAACACCTGGGTAATCCGTTTCTAGTTTTAAAAGTTTAGCCAGTTCTTCATCAACCCACGATTTCTTTTTTATTATACTTGGAGAACCAAGATGAGCCAGCCCATATCTGAGAGCATCAACCCCGTGATCCTCTTGTTTTGTATCTAAATCCTCTGGTCTTTTTTCATCGTGTATCATTGCTGGTAAAGTTCTAATCAGGTTCTCACAGTTAGAGAATATCTTTAATCTAGATGGGTTATCATTATCCCAGTCCAGGTAGGACCGAATAAGATTCCAACCATTTATTCTATCGTTGTTTGCCTTGATACAATTAATACCAGCAAAACCCATTAAATGAGATATGCCCTGGTGGGATGGGGCCACTCCATCTGATTTGTTTGTATTCTGAGGATTACGTATCCACATACTTGGATCAGCTAAAGTTCCCATATAGTCTTCCTTGTCACTGAATTCTTTTATTTTTTCTATATGATAGGTGAGCTCCTGGCCAGCTTCATAATGTTCTTTATAAACATATACATTTTTGTCATAATCCACGGCGAACCATAAACAGCAAAATGGTGCCGCATAGCCATAATCTATTGCTCTGTACTTAAACCAATGCCTGGGGATCTCGAATGGTTCTATAACGTGATGGTCTAATCTGAACTTTTTAAAGTACTGTCCAGCAAAAATGTCCCAGTCCCCCTCTAACCAGGCTCTTCTTAATTCTTCTGGTAAAGCCTCTAAACTTTTTACATAATCAGGGTCCTCCCTCATTAAGGTTGGGTTATCCTTAATTAAAGCTGGAATGAAAATCCTTGATCGCCCCGATATAGGATCATTATAACTTTTGTTTCTACAAGTGTTGACAAACCTTTCCTTTAACCAGTTATGTCCTGGTCCACCTGGGTTTGTAGTTAAAAATATCTGTGGCCTTAACTCTGGTACTGTAGATCGTAAACTCGATATCAATCGTAAATACTCTACCTCCTCCGGTATCAATGTGGCCTCCTCTACAACCATCCGGTGATACTCGTGACCTAAATACTTGGTATATGCATCTTTGTCCTGTAAGTGACCGGTCCTGATCTTGGCCCCACTAGCAAATCTAAATTCAGCTGGGTTTCCAACAACAGTCATATCAAATGATCTGTACATAAACCTTGCCCTGTCTATCCAATCTCGTAAATCATCATAATTACGCCTAATAACTAATGCCCTGTATAGTGGGTGCTGTACATATCTAGGATCAATAAGCCAAGCCATACCAGCTATGCTTTTGCCGCATCCCCTGCTACCACCATATAGTATTTCGTATTCAGATCTCTGGAGTGCCTCTGTCTGTGGCCCAGGGTGTGGTTGAAATATTATGTTTTTATTCAATTATTTTGCCCTCAACCTGCGTGTGAAAAAATATATATACGCACCGAGGGTAGGATGGGGTACCTCCAACGGACTCGCCCACCCCCCCCAGGGGTCTAATAAACAAGGGTTTTGTATGGCAGATGTATGGCCACAAACAACTTTCTCCTCGTGAGAAGCCCGGTAAGATACCAGACTGCTAGGCCTCAGCATCAATGTCCTGGATGAGTGTTGGCTCATTAGATATAGGTGCACCATCAGGCTTGGCTTCAGGTATGACTATGACTGGCACCTGGCCTGAATCCTTAACCTTCATCTCAGTAGCCTTTAATGATGGGGCTGTACGATCTGCAACAAGCTTCCAGGCTATTGTCTGCCTTGGGTCATCGTCTGATATTGCTGCAGTTAGAATCTTTCCCCATACTGTCTTACTTCTCGGATCTGAACGTAGCCAGTTGCCGAATTCAGTACCCTTACGGCCTCCTGGATTAGGTGATTCACCTTTGCTGAACCTTCCATTCTTATCTCTTAATATTTTTTTACTCACACTATCTCCCAAAAACGTGTTGTCAGGAACCTAAACTCATATAATAAATCACAATATCAAATACTATAATGGGTAACTAACCCATATATATATTATAGCTAATCAAATACTACACTTTAACTATTGCATAGTTAGGTTACTTAGGTTACCTTACCGGTGTGAAATACAATAAATACACAGCAATATCGTCAATAAATGGCCAGATTATTAGATCGGCGGCCAATGATTTAGACGGTATAATAGCTAAACTAAAACAAAACACCAGGGGACAATCCAGGTGTTTGATCAGTGCTAATGTATATTTTGGTGATGAGAAGATTAACATCACTGATAAGATTAGATCACTGATAAGATTACCGTGGCACGGTAAGAGAGGACAAAATGAAGATATTTAAACGGAAAAACATAAGGACTTGGTATGTTTGGGTTAATAGAAAACAGGTAAGTCTGGGTACATCTGATGAGAAGGTGGCCAAGCAGTTAGCTGCAGAGATGGAATTGCAGAAGCTGCGAGGCACTCTTGGCCTAGTTTGTTCACAATGTAATGGGTCAATTCACCAGCAGAACAATGTTGGCCAGGTACACGTTGTTAGACCTAATAATAATGATGGCCATAAAGATAGTATAGATCAATTCCATAATCGTTATCTTAGATGGCGTGAAGAGGATGGAACTAGTTCATACCTTAAAAGCCAGAGAATGATCATCACCAAACATTGGGCACCATTCTTAAAGAAACGTGGCATTGAATTCCTTAACCAGATTACTGCAAAGATAGCCCAGGATTTTATATCACAATTAAAAGACCTGGACAAATCACCGAAGACAATTACAGGATACTTCTCAATAGTTGATCTTAGTCTTCATCAGGCAGTAGCCTGGGGTCATCTTGAGACTAATCCATTCCATAGTGGTGGAAGAAAATTAGTCACACTTCCGAAGATAAATGGCACCCAGTGTAAACCAAGGATATTATCTAATGAAGAGTTAGCCTTGTTGTTTACTCACAAAACATACGGCCAGTATTATGAATGGTTGTATTACACTGGCCAGAGGGCTGGAGATGTGTCAGCACTGGTATATGAAAACATCGATCCAGTTAAACGTGAATTAAGATTATGGATCGAAAAAGGTGATCGTTACCAGACACTAGCACTGCACCAGCACTTAGCTGATCAGGTAGCTGCAAAGAAAACAAAGAAGGGTCCATTATTCCCTACACTGTTTGACCTGGACAAAAAGAAAAGATCAAATAAGTTCACTAAGGTCAGGAAAGCTCTGCAGAAGACTCTAACCGATAATGGGTTCACCTTAGTTAATGATGAAGGTGATAAGGCCAAATTACACAGCCTCAGAGCCACTGCTGCACAATCAGTACAGCTTAATGGTGGTAACCGTAAAGATGCTGCAAAGCATTTGGGCCACAGTAGTGATAAAACAATCGATGAATACATTCACCAGGATACCAGGGTTGGCAATGCAATGCTAGATAAGATCCCAGTGATTAAACCGGAAGGAGTTGCATAATGAAGGATGGTGATATGATTAAAGATGCTCCAATCTTAGGAGCACATAAAATAGCAATTAGTTTCAATGTCAAAAAGGAACTAAAACGGATTGCAGTGGATCACGAAGTTGGTGTGGGTCAGCTAATGGGTACGATTCTAACTAACTTTGTAAATGTTTATGAAAAAGATGAGGAGAATCATATAGAAAAAGCATAAAAGCAGCATAAATGAGCAACAACATTTAAGCCCCTATTTTTAGGGGCTTTTTTGTACCCTCTAGATCACATCAAATAGAGTGGCACTTGGGTATGCCTAATGACGAGAAAGTCTGTTATACGGCATCCTGGAGGGTCTTTTTTTTACCTTTTTTCCTTGCAGCCTTCTTTTTGCGTTTATAGGCCCTAATCTCCAGATTTTTCTGTTTTCTTAATCTTTTTCGTTCTTTTGCTTTGCGGTTTGGGATGATACAATTCCTTTCTAACTCTTTTATAGTGTTGATTACAGGCAGCGGCTACAATAATATGTTTCCCTTTTTTATAATCAGTAAAAGCATAGATGGGGGGCTTTGCACAATAGGGACAAGTAGAGCCAACATTGCGTGGTGGCACTGATTCCCGGGAGTTCATTTATACACTTCCTTTAACTTTCTATTTATTTCCATAAAAAGAATGATTAAAATCATTAATCCAAATGCCAACATAACAACACCAGCCCCTAAGCATAATATTGAACCTGCTATTTTTACAATTATATCAATCATCTTTCTTCTCCTCTCATTGTATCCTCATCTGGCTCCGGAAGATCTAATTCTTTTCCGCAGTCATCACAATAATAACTCTCAGCAATATTCGTGTCAAATTCCCTAGGTTGGTAGAACGGGTTTTTGTGTTCGCACTTCTCTTCTGTATTTTTTTCTGAGTGCTGCAATGAGTTGTCTAAGGATTCTGATATCGACTTTGGTAAGGCAGTGCTTAGGACAGATATTAATCTTTTCATCTAGGGCCCAGTTCACGCCCATCATTGCCTGGGCTTTGGCAAATGATCCAATTAGCTGCCATCTCTCATCTCTCTCCATTCTTCTTTTTGTTTATCATTGTCACCAGGGTTTTACCTAGGACAGTGGCGTAGACCACAGCATCTAATAGTTCCTCGTATAGTTCCTGGGCGAAATCACGTTTATCGTTTATCGATATGTTCTCACCGTACTTTTTGGCACCACCTTTTAGCCTGGGGCGAATATCATCCAGGATATCCTCATTCGTATCATAAAGATTTTCAGCATCTTCCTGATCATACACAACAGCCATTCCACTTGGGCCAGTATGAGTCACATTATTTTTATTTTCTTTACCCAATACACCTCCTTACACACTCGGCATACTCTTTTATTACTAAAAGTATCCCTGGCTACAGTCTTTCCACAGAAAATATCTAAGCTGCGGCACCAGTTACAGGTGACCATCATCCTGGATATTACTTTTTGGATGAAGCTTTTTTTCTTCTTGACCATAATTTTCTATCTAGTTGCCTCAATCTTTCTTCTAACCGGGATGTATCTTTTCCTTCTTCTTCAAACTTCACGATCAAAACTCGATACATCTGCGTTATCTCTGATTCTTTTTTCCAATCGTTTCCCCCGTTCAATTTTAGTCACATTCATAACAATAGTTAGGTCCACTCCTGGCTGTTTCTTCTAGTATTACCTGATTATTTTTTTTATCACTCTCAGCTTTTATACTCTTGAAGAAATCCAGGAGAGGGCCAGCACCTATGTGATGATCCTTACTTTTCATTTCAACAATACACGTTAATGATTCAATCAAAGTGTTGATCTCCTCTAATGTAAACTTGATTTTGACAAACCATTTTTCATCCATTCATTTTATCCAGTTTGGTTTTTAAGTCCTGGTTTATCCTTTTTTTCCTCTGAGTATCATACTTAAAACTTTCTCTATCCTCGTATAAATCATTCAGTACATTAAATGAGACTATATTTATCCTATTCAATAAAAATTTAAATGTCACTCCAGGATGTGAGCCCATCCACTGGTGACAGAAATAACACAATGCATAACATTGGAGTTCATTAAATCTTAGTATCCTGATCCCCCGACCATAAAGTAAATGGCAACAATGAAGTGTACGCCTATTACCTTCCTCGAAGTATTTACCACACCTCTGACAAGTCCATTCATCCCTGGCCCGGATATAGTCACTGAATAGTTTATCATTCATATCTCTTTTAATTTTATAGTTATTCATCCAGCATACTTCTTCAAGATTTGAGTCTCTTTTAGGACCAACTGATCACGACACTTCATACAGACTCCTCTAGTGCCTCTTTTCATCATACGTATACCCGGATGACCATTAGGGCATACAAATTCAAATTCTTCTTCTTTCCCCGGCCTATACTCAGAGCTATCATTGCTATTGCTAGACCACCTACCTAAGCGTTTCCCAGTATCCCAAGTCTTCTCCATTTCAAAACGCATCTTAGTATTAGTCTTATTAGTCTCAGTCCAATACTCAATAAACTGTTTTAGTATTTCTTTGGAGTACTTATCTGAATGTTGATATACATCATCATTAAACTTTTCTAGCCTCTTCTTAATATTCTTCTTAATGATACTTAAAGAGTCTTCTTCTTTGTCTTTGTCTTTAGCTCCGTTAACAGACCGTTGACGGTCCGTTAACAGTCCGTTCTTTTTTAGTATTTGGATCACTTTATTATGAACTCGATTGTTCTCATTTAACTGAAAACCATACTGGTATTCAATAAACTTTGGTATAAACCACCGATCTTTCCTTACCACTTCAATCTTATTTGCAAACTTATCCAACAACAACTTTTCATCCAACTTCACACCCATCTCCCACTCAGCACGCTCAATATCAACCTCATACAAACCAGCAAAGTCACAAGAATCCAATAAATAGACCCAGAAAAGCTTATATTTTGGGGGAAGTTTTCTATACCAGGGGTTTCTCCATTTATCGGATGAGGTGAATCTTTTAGCCATCTGTAGTAATCGTTAAGTACGCCCTCTCTTTAGGAAGCAGCCCAACTTTCTTCCAGACCAATTTTGTGGTGCCAAATTCTGTAGTCTCTGGCAATTGTTTCCAGTTCCAATCGAATTCAAATCCATCTCTTCTAAGTTCACGAATGTTGTACATATAGATTTTATTTTTATACTCCGATGCGTATAAGAACCCTAAATTCTCGTATTCTGCGAATGTTATGTTGTAAGCAAACTTCTTAAACTCTATATACCAGTCCTCATAATCATCATACCTATGCTTTAATTCAAGAAGGTAGTACTTAGACCTACCATCATACTGACAGTACTGATATGTAGGTTTTATAAAATTAAGCCCCGTGAATGCACAAATGGTTTCACGCATAATTTCTTCCGGGGATATTAAAGGTGTTGGCTTGGTTTCGATATGTGTACTCACTTCTAAGGGCTTGGTGTTCCTGTGAATATGAAATAAAATATTGTCGCAATGTAATGATCATACTGTGCGGTAAGAAAAAGGGAAAGGGACAGACCTCGCAAGAAGTCTGCCGCCTTTTCTTTTTGTTCTCTAGAAATCAAATGGATCATCTTCTGCAACTTTACCGCCGGGCCCACCCTGTTTAGGGGATGTTTTAACATTCATCCTCGGTTTATCAAGTCTGTTCCCGTCCCGGTCCCGAGTCTGTTTCCAGACAGCCAGATTCAAGAGGGTTCCATCTGTTTCCATTATGTTCCCAGTGAAGTCAGGATCCGTGGGCTTACTTTTTTTCTCGTTAGGCCACAGGGTTCCTGTATTGGGTTTGTGTTCATATGCCATTTATTGCATCTCCTTAGTTAAATTCTCCAGGAAGACAGATTAGTTTGCCAACTATCACTTTTCCGGTCTTATCAGTCTTTCAAATCCCACAACGATTTTACGCTCGAATTTCTTCCAACCTTTTAACACACCGGTTGGCCTTCCTGGTGAAACTTTGTATCCAGCCGCTCTGGTAGTACCTACTGGTCTACCTATCTTTGCTTTTGGTTTGTCCATAAAAAATGACCCATTCACCCACACCTTCATTTGTTCATCTCCATCGACACTTCTTTAGAGGGCGTATCCTTCTCTTTTCCAGGGGAAGGGCTTGTATATTGGCACGGGAATTTCCTCCGGTGAGATTTTTTCTTTAGGGCACTTTTTTTCTGGGCAAAATGTAATTTCCAATTAGTCATAATAAGATATTTCCCTCATCGTCTATATATCTTTTATTAGATTCTTTCCATTTAGCACCAGCACGTTTAACATTATTTTCCCTGGCTGTCCTTTTTCGCCGTCTAATCTTCTTTAGCCTTCTATTCTGTTGGGCTTGTGTCATCCTTTTACTGATCTTTTTTTTAATTGACTTCATCCTTTTCCTCATATAGTGAAAAAGATTTTGGTGGTGGGTCTTTAAATCTTGGGGATGGGTGGGCTCCTCTGGCAGATGTATTGTTCCACTTCCACATCTCAAAAGCACTTTCAAAAGCCTTTAAGTTTGGTTTTTCAACCTTTATGGTGTACATCCCCTTTTCAGTCCTAAAGGTATCCTTCAGGTAGAGGCAGCCAATATGAGTTATAGGCTCATTCGGATAGATAGCATCCCAAATATTTTTATATGCCGTATTCTGTAAAACAAAATAAGGGCTGGCAAAACCAGTCTTAATATCCAGGATACATCGAAACGGAACCCCCTTCTTATCTTTCATCATTAGGATCATATCAGTACGACCAGCATAAGGTATACCCTCGTGATATAAAGGATATTCAACAGCCACTGGGACCGGATCCCATTCTTTCCAGAATTTCACAAAGCCTCTCAAGAATTGTCTGGTGCTGTAAACTAAGGATGGTGCTGTCCAGATAAGAGGCCACATATTATTATTCGACTTCTCTATATAATCATATATGTCCTGTTCGGCTATGATCTTTCCATAAATAAGTTCTTCACAAAAATGATGAACCAAAGTTCCACGGAAAGCCTTGCCGCTGCTAATTACCTGGTGCCACTGTCCCATCTTTGCTTTCCAGTCAGCAATGCCAGGCTTAGATAAAACATTTAATACAGTTGTTACACTGGGTACATACCATTTATTTTCTCCCTCACAGCCCTGTGGGTAGTACCAACGGCCATTAGATAGATCAGTGTGGAAGACTTGGTGCTTAGGAGTTTTTAATTTATGCTTCACCGTACAACCATTCATCCAACCAGGACTTTTTAGTTAAAATTTTTCCAGTCACCCGTGAAACTTTAAGGTCGTTGGCCAGATAAGCCTTTCGTACCCTACCTACACTTAGATTTGTATATGCTGCAGCGGCCCGTAGGTCTAACCACGGCTCCATACCTAATATATTCCCGTTATTTCCCATATGTAACTCCGAGTTTTTACAAAAAAAAGGCACCCAACCTATACAGCGTTATATACCAGAGGACAATGACTGATGTAGAAAGAACGCTTGGTGGATGCCTAAATGTGTTATTTTGTATCTTTTCTTTAAATAGTTTGATTTTATTGTCCTTATGATGTTATTTTGTTTTTATGATATCAAAGAATAAATACTCATTTAATTAATGCTATTATACACTATTTATTAATTTTTGCAAAGCTTTTTATTAACCTAGGAGGACAGTGCAATGAATTTAATTAGAAATATGTCAGCAATGGAGTTTGTTGATCACGTAAAGAAGAAATACAATTTATTCACATTAAAAGAGGTCAGTGAACACTATGGATTATCAAAATCCAGAGTTAGTCAATGGCTAAACAAAAACACAATACCACCAAAGTATCTCAAAATGGAGATGACCAAAGCCAACCCACCAATTAATCGACAACCGGTAAATAAGAAAGGAGAATCAATGTTAGATATAGATAATAGATTGATAGACTCTCAGCAAACAACGATAGGGCTCTTAAAAGAAAAAGTAGATAAACTTGAATTGGAGCTACATTCCCCGAATTTATATATTGAACACCCAGAAGCCTTTGAAGAGATGGCTAAACTACTTGAAAACATCACTAAACAATGGGACTGGACTTTTTACCACAGTCCCAATCCAATGTCCTGTTCCCGCAATAATAAAGTTAAAGCAATAAACCCCCAACTTGAAAGG